TTGCTAGCAACGCTGCTAGAGATGCAGCTGTGACAGCACCAGCAGAAGGTAACTTTGCATTTACTAAAGACACTAATAGTTTATGGTATTACGATGGCGCAGCCTGGGTTAGTTCAGGCGCTACTGGCGATATTGAAGGCGTTACCGCTGGCGTAGGTATTTCAGGTGGCGGCACTTCTGGCACAGTAACAGTTACAAACTCTATGGCTACAGCTATTGATGCTAAGGGTGATTTAATTGCTGGTACTGGTGCAGATACATTTGCACGTCTAGCAGTTGGTGGCACTAATGGACACGTTTTGCAGGTCGATTCTTCTACTTCGACGGGTTTGGCTTGGGCTGCACCTGCAAGCGGTGGAGGAATGACCTCTATTGCATCAGGTACTTTTACTAATACCGCTACTTTAGATTTAACGAGTATTAGTGGAAGTTACAAAAACTTGCAATTTGTCGCTAGAAATATACAACCAAATGGAGACAGAACGCTTAGGGCAAGATTAAATAATCTTTCAACCTCTATTTACAATGCAATTACTATTACTAATATAAATGGCGCAGCAGCAACTGCTGCCTATACAGCAGATGACAAATTTGTGCTAACTGCGATGACTGGTCAGAGTCCACTTGTCGGGCCACTTCTTATTAATATTTTTGATTATGCAAATACAACAAGCCACAAAAATGTAACTGTTGAATTTAGTCATTTAAATAATAGTGGACAAATTTGCCAGATGTGGCTATCAGGCACAATTAGAACTAATGACGCTATCGATAGATTGACATTATCCTTATCAGCCTCTGACTTTACGGCAAACGGAACCTATACATTATACGGAGTAAACTAATGCGAATACTAGAACACAACTGCACTACAAATGAAGTTTTTGAGCGTGATGCAACTGCTGAGGAATTAGCACAACGGGTTATTGATCAAGCGCAAGATGTTCAGGCTGAGTTAGATGCGGTTGCTAAAGCCGAGGCCAAAGCGGCAGCACAGGCTAAACTTGCAGCACTTGGCTTAACTGTTGAGGATTTACAAGCTCTAGGTTTGTAATGCAACCAAAGTTATGTGCAGCTGGTGCGCAGTTAAGAGATCAAGTTGATACGTGGTTTCCAGATAGGCGTACTGCCAGTGATGGGTGGGTGGGCGATAGCCGTCACGCCGCCAGAAAATCGGATCATTCTCCAGACGAATTTGGGTGGGTCAGAGCAGTTGATATTGATTCTCGCTTGGGTTCACCCGAAGGGATCAGTGCTTATGTGGCTGACCAAATCAGAGTCGCTGGCAAAACCGATAAGCGTTTATCTTACGTCATCCATAACGGACACATCGCTAGCAAGATATTAAACTGGAAGTGGCGTAAGTATCGTGGCGTAAATCCACACAAGCGACACATACATATTAGCTTTACAAAGTTAGGCGACAAAGATGGCAAGCCGTTTGATATACCACTACTAGGGGGCAAAATATGAAGATAAGCAAAAAACAAAAGGCGATACTAAAGTCATACGCACGTGGCGTGTTGGTATCATTTTTAACATTTTTAGCAAGTAATGAATTAGGTTTAGACCCAGCGCTGTCTGTAGTAATTGCAGCTCTCGCAGGGCCAGCAGCTAGGGCTTTAGATAAATCCGATATTGCCTATGGCATCGGTGCTAATGAAAAATGAGTCCTACCGAATGGGCTGGCTTTTTTTCTGGCGTTATCGCCGTGCTATCAGGCGGGCTAATAGGATTACGTTTTCTCGTTAGAGGCTGGCTAAACGAATTGAGGCCCAACGGAGGCTCCAGTATGAAAGATCAATTAACAAGGCTAGAACAGCGTGTTGATGATCTATTTATTCTAATTAGTAAGCGATAATTTTATTATGGCTACCGTTCGCAAACGCAAGAAAATCAATAGGCGCAAGGTGCGTAAAACCCCTGACCCATTAAACAAGCTAGAGGTTTTCTATATTGCTAAACACGAGATGTTTAAAGCGGCACGTAAAGCTGGATTTAGTGAGTCCGTTGCCCTGTATTTAATGGATAGCCCAGAGTCAATGCCCGACTGGATCGTGGGCGACAAAGGTATTATTCCAGTTATCCCTACTCCAGATGAGGATGAAGATTAAGCGTTGGCTAGTAATCTCAGACCTGCAAGTCCCATACCAATTGGACTCTGCGATAAAGAACGTAACAAAGTTAGCAAGGCGGGAGAAGTTTGATTCTGTATTGGTGGTCGGCGATGAGATTGACTTTCAATCAATTAGCAAATGGAGCGAAGGGACACCTCTGGCTTATAGCGAGGATCTACACGCTGACCGTGAGCTATGCAAGCAAATACTCTGGGATATCGGTGAGTACAGTCCAGAAATGCACATTATCCGTTCTAATCATACTGATCGCTTATATAACACTTTATTAAAAGTCCCAGGGCTCATAAATTTACCTGAGCTACAGTACCCAGCCTTTATGGGTTTTGCCGATATGGGTATGACCTACCATCGTAAGGCGTATGAGTTTTACCCCGACTGGGTGCTCTGCCACGGCGATGAGGGCAATATGAGCCAGCACGCAGGTATTACGGCGCTGAACCTAGCCAAGAAGTTTGGCAAGTCCGTATTGGCGGGCCATTCGCACAGGCTGGGCGTAAGTGCCTATTCAGAGGGCGTAAACGGCTATTACAGGGCCTTATATGGCGTAGAGGTAGGAAACCTTATGGATCGCAAGAAAGCGGGCTATATTCGCTATAACAGCGCAAATTGGCAGAACGGGTTTGCTATACTTGAGGCCGAGGGTAAGACGCTAACACCCACGTTAGTGCCTATCGATCCAAAGGACGGCTCATTTACAGCACTCGGCAGGTACTACCGCTAAATCGTTACCTAATCGTTATACAAAAAAGCCTTAAAACAATCCACAAAGTCGTACACAGGTGCAATACTTGGGCTATGCCGTGAAACGCAGTAACGGTATAGATGGGCTACAGATGAAAATACAGATTGATATGAAGGCCGCTGACTTTGAGCAGCTATGGCTAAACTCAATGGAATGGAACGGTCAAGACTGGGATAAACAGGTGGATCGATTTGAACCTGCTCCATTGCTAACTTGGAAATATGCATACTGGTTTGACAGTTATGCGGCACTAAAAATGGCCCAGGGGTTTATAAGCGCCGTGGGATCTAATCACGCTATACACAGCGATGAAGCTACAGGCGACTGGGTTATGCTGACTAACTATGCAAGTCCGTGTCACCTACGTAAAGTATCGGTGAGCGCATGACACTTGAACTGGCTATCTATTTATTTATTGGTTTAAGTATGGCCTACTGGGCACTGTTAGTGCGTATTGATGATTTAAAACAAACCCATTATTGGCGTGGCCGCAAAGATGGGTGGGATATGCACCGCAGAATGATCCAAAACAAGATCAAAACCGATGAGGTCTTTGACTATGACAAAAACTGAGCAGCTATTCGCCAATGTCATCGATACCCTGCATCGTCGAGGTGCTAATTATGGCCACCCGATTGCAAATCATAAAAGAATCGCAGAACTCTGGTCGGCTTACTTGGGTTATCCAATCCAGCCAAACGAAGTGGCAATTCTTATGTGCCTGGTCAAAATCAGCAGGCAAGCTGAAGATCCAGGAGTCGCTGACAATTACACCGATGCGCTTGGATACATTGCAATTGCAAAAACAATAACAGAAGCTATGCAGGATGAGGATGGGGTGTGGCTAGATGGCATTTAATTTAGCAGATTATGAAACAGTCGAGAGCCGACTGGAAAAATGGTGGAAGGATTATCCAGATGGAAGAGTATCAACGAAACTTGAGCAGGCCACAGACACTAGATACATTGTTAGTGCTGAATTATTTAAAACGGAAGCCGATCAAAAACCGTGTGCGTCTGGACTTGCTTCTGAAAGCATTGCGGATAGGGGTGTCAATTCAACTTCTGCACTGGAGAACTGTGAGACTTCAGCGATCGGCAGAGCGCTTGCAAATGCAGGTTATGCAGCTAAGGGTAAAAGAGCTAGTCGAGAAGAAATGACAAAGGTTGCGACTTACTCACCGCCAGGCAGTCGGGCTCGGGCCGTTGAAGAAGTATTGCGTCAATCATTTACGGTAGACAACAAGCTAGAAAACCCAGTGCAGTGGGCTGTAGATGAGTTCAAACCGCCCAGTAAGCCTAATCCTCCGCAAGTATGCTGCGATCAGGGCCATACGCTCCGCACAGGTTTAACTAAAACTACCAATAAGCCTTATTACGGTTACGTGTGCGCAGGTGGCAATAAAGAACACGCAGTCTGGGCAAAGCAAGACCCGACTGGCGCTTGGTACTTTCCACAAGATGTAGAAGATGGGAAAGGAGGCGAATAATGGGATACGTTGAAATCATAAATGGATCAGGATTCACGTTGCGACTGGAAAACGACAAGCGAACCCTGACACCATCGGTAGACCGTTGCGTTAGCTGTAATGATGATCGGCTAATACAAGACGGAGTTTATTTGGTATGTACTCAATGCCATTGCAGGCAATAGGTAGATTACCATGAAACACGCTCGGTTCAAGTGTAACGGGTGTAAACGTGACACCGAGTTTCTTTGGCTTGAAAACTTTGGCACACCCGAAGGTTTTAAAGCCTACCAATGTATGGACTGTGGGTGTGTCGGAGTTAAAAATATCGCCGAGGCGGTTACTATTCCTGACTCGGACATAATCCGATGCGTTAAGTGTGGTAGTTGGAAGTTTATAACCGTGGTCTGCCACACTTGCGTACTAGTCAAGGAG